CAGCCCTGGCTGGTCAATTTCGAGCAGGAATACCGCCTCAAGCTGCTGCGCACCAGTGAGGTCGAAACGCACTACTTCCGCCACAACCTCAACGCCTTGCTGCGGGCCGACGCTACGGCGCGCGCCACCTACTACGGCAAGATGACCGACATCGGGGTGATGAGCATCAATGAGGTGCGCGAGCTGGAAGAGATGAACGGCATCGGCGACATCGGCGACACGCGCTTCGTGCAGGTCAACCGCCAAACCCTCGAAAACGCCCTGTTGGCCCCCACCCCTAAAACGCCGGCCACCGGCAAAGAGCCCGATGAGCAAGCTTAAAACTGACGAAACCCACAGCGGCCACCAGGTTGGTGAGCTGCGCGCCGTCGCGCCCAACGTGGAGGAAACGCGCACCGTGCAGTTTGTCATCAGCAACAGCACCCGCGACCGCCACCGCACGGTACTCGACCCCACCAAGTGGCAGCTCGACAACTTCAACCGCAACGGCATTGTCGGCTACCAGCACAACGTCTACGGTGACGGCATGTGCGCTGGCCCCAACCCTGACGACGTGATTGGCCGCGGCCGCGCCTTTCTGGAAGGCGACCAGCTGATTGGCGAGGTCACGTTTGAGCCGGCCGACATCAACCCGCTGGCCGAAAAGATTTTCCGCAAAGTGCTGTTCGGCTCGCTGCGGGCTACCTCGGTGGGCTTCGCCGAGCTTGGAAAAGGCAAATATGGCAGTGGAAAGGAAGCCCGCGGGGGCACTGAAGAAACTTATTACTTCGCTGGTCAAGAGCTGCTTGAATTCAGCATCGTCAACATCCCTTCCAACCCCGACGCCACCAAACGCGCCCTCCGTGACCAGGCGTCACACGCGCTGATGTTCGTGAAGCGGGCGCTACCCGAGCTCAGCTTCGCCGACATCGAAACGCTGACCGTGGGCGACGTGCTGCGCCAACTCGACAAGGCCAGCACCCGCGGCGCTGGGCCCGAGCAGGAAGAGCCCGAAACCGAGGCCCAGGAGACACCTGCCGACCACCACCTAGATACACTGCGCGCCCAATTGGCGCTCAAAGCCCGCTTTTAGTTACCACTCTCACCTTTTTTCTGCAAAAAATGAAGAATGCCAAACAGCTGCGCGAAGAGCGGCAGTCGAAAATTGACCAAGCCACCGCCCTGTTTGAAAAGGCGGCGAGCGAAAAACGTGCGACCCTCAATGCTGAGGAAAAAGCCCAGCACGATACGTTGCTGCGCGAAATTGACGAGCTAGCGGGTGATATTACCCGCGTTGAAGCGCAAGAGCGCTTGGCCGCCGAGGCTGCTGGCCGCACCGCCCCCCTCAACAACCACAACACCACCGAAGCCCGCGATTTCGCTAAGTACTCGGTGCTGAACGTGGTGCGCTCGACCTTGCCGCCCCAGCACGAGGCGTACAAGCAGCTCAGCGGCATTGAGAAGGAAATGCACCAGGAGGCCGTGAAAGAAGGCCGCCAGCACAACCAGGAAATCAAGGGCACCGGCATCCCCCAGATGCTCATCGCCGGCAAGCGTGATAACACTATCACGCAGCCCACGCAGCCCGAGGACGGTAGCGTGCTGGTAGAAAAAGACCTGCGCCCGGTGCTCGACTTTTTGCGTGCGCAAACGGTGCTGCAAGGTCTGGGCGTCACCTACCTGCCCGGCTTGGTCGGCAACGTCGGCGTGCCGACAATGACGCAGGGCGCCACCTCGCTCTGGAAAGGCGAAATCGAGCCGCTCGATAAGTCGAACCAGAAATTCAGCGAAGAAGAGCTTTCGCCCAATCGCATGGGTACCTATGCGATTCGGTCGAAGCAGTTCCTGGTGCAAACTGCCCCCGCTATCGAGGCGATGTTGCGCACCGACCTGGAGAACAGCGTCGTGCAAAAGCTGGAGCAAACTGCCATTAATGGCTCGGGTGTAGGTGCTGTGCCGCTGGGCCTGCTCAATAACCCGAACGTGAACACCATCGCGCTGGGCGCCAATGGCGGCGCGTTCACGCGCTCGACCATGATTGCCATGATGGCCAAGGTGATGAATAACAACATCCCGCTGACCAATCCGGGCTTCCTGATGAACGTGGACACAATGGCTGCGCTCATGAATACCAAGCTGGATGCTGGCTCAGGCTTGTTCCTGATGAACAGCATGGACAATCTGGGCGGCTACAAGGCAGGCGTTACCACCAACGCCCCCAATGACCTCACGAAAGGCTCGGGTACTAACCTATCGGCCACCATTTTCGGCAACTGGCGTGACCTGCTTATCGCGCAGTGGGGTGGCTTGGATATCACCACCGACCCCTACACGCTCGCCAAAGAAGGCCAGGTGCAAATCATCATCCAAACCTTCATGGACATTCTGGCCCAGCGGGCCAAGGCGTTCACGGTGGTAAAGGACATTGTAACGGCCTAATAGAAGCAGCCCAGCCAGCCGCGTGCTGGCTGGGCTCTATGGTTTCACCCGTTTTTCTGTTTTTATGTCTACCCCAAGAAATCAGGCTGGCACTACTAGCACTGCCGGTACCACGACTAACCAGCAAGGCAACGTGCTTGGCAGCGCGCCCGCAACTGGTACGGCTACCGTAGCCCCTGACGCCAGCACTGCCCCGGCTGGTGCAGCTGCCCCGACTGGCAAAAATTCAAGCAACGAAGGCACTGTTGCGCCACAAGCCAGCGACGAAGTAGCTAAAAAAGCTGCTGAGTTAGTGCAAACTGTGGCCGCCGCCGCCACGGAGGCTACAAGTGCGGGGCCTACTGCCAAAGTAAAGATGCTGCGCAACCACCCCCGCGTGGGCGCTTTTGCTGATACCACTACCGACCTACCAACGGAACTAGCTGCCGAGTTGGTAGCCGCTAAGTACGCCATTTATGTGTCGGCTGATGGTAAAGTTGACTCGCCCTATGGCCAGCCCACTGCTGAGCAGCTAAAGCTAGCCGCCGCTGCCTTCGACCGCTTCCGGGCAGTGGCAATGGCGGAAGAAGAAGACGAGGACTTAGTGCCGACTGAAAATCAGTTTTCTGACCTGCCTGAGTCTCTCCAGCGCGCCTTTGTGGCCGCTATCGACCCCACCTACGGCCCCCAAGCCTAACCCCTCATGCTCACGCCTCCGGCGCTTGCCGCCCCGCCGCTGACTTTGGCCACCGTGAAGGTGCACCTCAAGCTCGACCCCGCTGACCTAAGCGAGGACGCGCTACTGACTACCTACCTGCGCGCGGCCATCGGCACGTTTCGGACGCACAGCAAGCGCCGGTGGCCCGAGGCAAATGAGCCGGTGAACGTGGTCATCACCGACCCGACCACCGTGCCGCCCACGGGCGTGGTGACGGGCTACACGGACTACCGGGTACTCAACGCCGACGAGCAGGCGATGGCCGAAAGCTTTCTGCTGCTCACGCTGGGCCACCTCTACGAAAACCGCCAGAGCGTGGCCGTGGGCATCAACCTGACCGAGTTGCCGCTGGGCTGCCAGTATTTAATGAACCTGCTTAGGGAGCCGACGCTATGAACCTCGGCAAGCTCGACCGCCAGCTCACGCTGCAAAAGCCCACCCCCGCCTCCGCCAACATCTTCGGCGGGCCGGGCCAGCAGTCCACGTTTACCGACGTGGCCCAAGTGTGGGGCGACGTGGAGCCGGTAGCCGGCGGCGAGGGCGTGAGTGCCGACCAACTCACGGCCACGGCCCGCCAGAAAATCACCATCCGCTACCGCGCCGACGTGCAGCCTGACTGGCAGCTGGTGCTCGACGGCCGCACCTACCAGATTACCGACGTGCAGCAGTTCGGCCGGCGCGTGGGCTTACTCCTAACCGTGTACAGCCGTGGCGAACAATAGCGGTATCAGCTTTCAGGGCTTCGATGACCTCGACGCCGTGCTGGCGGGCCTTGGCGATAAGCTCGGGCCGCAGACGGTCAACAAGATTTTCAACAAAGCCGCCAAGCCCCTGGTGAAGCGCGCCAAAGAACTCAGCAGCAACGCTGACCAGTCGGGCGAAACTACCCGCAGCATCGGCGTGCTGAACAACCGCAAGCAGGGCGGCATCACGGTAGGCCCGCGGCGGGGCAACGGCTTCAAGGGCCACCACGCGCACTTGCTGGAGTACGGTGTGGCCCCGCACATCATTCGAGCGAAGGCTGCCGATGGGCTGCTCAAGTTCGCCGGCACCTACGCCAAAGAGGTGCACCATCCCGGCATTGCGCCGCAGCCTTTCATGCGGCCGGCCGCCGATGAAAAGCTACCTGCCGTGATTGAATTATCTAAAGATGGATTGCGGGAAATAGTGGTTTCCGATTTTAAATCAGTTTTTAAGCAATGAAAAATCTGCTGGCCCTTGCGGTTTTACTTGCCCTTTTTGGTTGTGATACGCGAACGATAGAGCAGCAATCTGGCTACGCTATGGCTGTTACTACGCCCGCTATTCAGGCTGACCACCGCCTGAATGTTCACCCCATCTACTGCGATAGTGTGCAGGAAGAGGGCTGGTGTTGCACTTACTGGCGGGACGGGTACAAGGGCCGCATTTGTGGTGAGTACACTGCTTATCCAATTATTCAGCCCGCTAAATAATGGAACCCGGCGCCATCCTCTACGCCCTGCTCAGCCAGGCCGCCCCCGTGGTGGCCCTGCTGACCCATGCCAAGGCGGGGCTGCGGATTTATCCCGTGGTGGCGCCGCAGGGCACGCCCCGGCCCTACCTCACCTATTTCCTGGTGAGCCGCAACCCCGAGGTCGGTAGCTCAGCTATCTGCCGCCTCGGCGACGTGGCGCGGGTGCAGCTCAGCTTCTTCGCTGATGACTACCCGGCCCTGGCCGCGCTCACGGAGGCCGCCCGCGCCGTGCTCGACTACGCCGAGCCGCAGCCGGGCGTGTACCTGGAGCTCGACAATCAGCAGGACCACCACGATAAGGACGCGCTCTGTCTGTATCGCAGCCTCGACTACCGCGTGGAATTACCCTAGTTTCTCTCTCACCTATTTTCTGCAAAACAATGGCATTAGACAAAATTGAAGGCCGCGACGTTGGTGTTTCCGTCGAAAAAGACGTGCAGGGCACGCCTACCGATGTCCTGATTGGCTGTATCACCGATTCCACTTTCGACGTGGACACCGAAACCGATGAGGCCACCTGCCAGGCTAGTGGCCAATTCAAGGAGTATATCGGCGGCCAGACTGGCTGGACGATGGGCGGCACGCTTAACGTGCGCCAAGCTACTGGCGCTGATAAGGATACCAACGTTACGGCTGAAGACCTGCTCGATATTCAATTGAGCACCAACAACGTGATTAAGATTCGCTACCGCCTCGGCTCGAAAACGGGCAGCGCGTGGTACACGGGCGAAGGCATCATCACCAAATCCAGCTTCAAGGGCCAGCTCAAAGGCATTGCCACCTACGCGCTCAGCGTGCAGGGCTCGGGCCCGCTGGTGAAGTCACCCGCCCCCTAAGCAACAATTTTAGAAGTGTTTGCTCAAAAACCCGCTCGGCTTCCGGGCGGGCTTTTTGGGCGAAACCCATTCCCTTTTTTCTGCAAACATGAACGTAAACACCACCCCCAACGCCGCCCGCGGCGAGGTTACTGTTACCATTGCGGGCCAGCAATACCCGCTACGCTTTAGTCTGGCCGTGCTGCACGACTACACCCGCGCCACCGGCCACGGCATCACCGACATCGGCGAGCAGCTTAACGCTGATTTGCTGGGCACCATCGGCGAACTGCTGGCCGCTGCGGTGCGCCGCTTCGTGCCTGCTGGTGTGCGGGCTGCTGATTTTGATGCTGGCCACGCGCTCGACCTCATCGAAGAAATGGGGCGAACCGAAGCCGACGCGGTGGCCGAAGCGATTTGGGCAGCCGTCAAGGTCGATGAAAACCCTTTCATGGCAGCGCTGATAGCCAAGGCCCCCAAACCCGCCTCAGCGCCGAACGACAATGGGGGCAGCAACTCGACGCCGCCTACGGTGAATTAGGGCTAAAGCCGGTCGAATTCTGGGCGCTCACGCTCTCGGAATTCGACCGCATGTACCGCGGCTACCAGCGCCGGAACGCCGACCAGTGGCGGCAAACCCGGCTGCTGGCCGTGATACAACTGAATATCAACCGCGCACCGGGCGCACTGCCCATTGTGCCCGAAGAATGGATGCCTTTGTACGGCGACGCGCCGCCCGCGCCGCCGATGGATGAGGCTGAATTTGAAGCTACCATGGCCCGGCTGGCCGAATTTGATAAGCTATAAGTTATTATGTCTGATATTCTTGCCTCCGTTTCCGTCGTACTAGGCGCCGAAATCTCGGGCTTCCGCGCCGCGATGGCCAACGCGCGCAAGGAGCTCAAAGGCCTGGTGCAGTTTTCGGAAGGGCTCAAGGATATCGGCAGTAGCCTGACCACTTACGTAAGTGCGCCCCTGGCCTTGCTGGGGGCCGCTTCCGTGGCAGCCAGCGCCAAGATGGAAAGCCTGCGCAAGGGCGTAGAGGCCATTACGGCCGCCGACCTGGGCAAGCAAGGCATTACGGGCCTGACGGGCCTGCAACTGGCGGCCAGCCAGGCCGGTGACCGGCTCAAGGTGCTGGAGACCATCGCCAAAGCGCCCGGCATCGGCTTTGAGCAGGCCGTAGCCGGCGACATTCGCCTGCGGGCGGTGGGCATCTCGGCCGAGCAGTCGGCGAAGGCGCTCAAAGAGTTCGCCAACGCCATTGCCACCACCGGCGGCGGGGCCAGCGAGTTCGACCGCGTGACCACGCAGCTGGCCCAGCTCTCGGCCAAGGGCAAGGTGCTCAGCCAGGACCTGCGCCCCATCATCGAAGCCGCCCCAGCTGTAAGCCAGGCGCTGCTCAAGCTCTATGGCACGATTGACAGCGAAAGCATCAGCGCCAGCCTCACCAAGCAGGGCAAGAGCAGCCAGGACTTTATTGCCGTGCTCACCGACGAGCTGGCTAAGCTGCCGCGCGTGACGGGCGGGCTGGCCAACGCGTTCGAGAACTTGCAGCAAACGGCCGTGCAGAGCGCCGCCAAGCTCGGCGACGGTATCAGCAAGGCCCTGAACCTGCCGGCCCTCACCGAGGGCCTGGCAGGCGCCATCGAGCGGCTTGGCAACGGCTTCGCCGCGCTCTCGCCCGGTGCGCAAAAGCTCGTTGTCGGGCTGGGCGTGGCTGCCGCCGCTGCCGGCCCGCTACTGGTGGCCATCGGCACGCTGGGCGCGGCGCTGCCCGCCCTCACGGCTGGCTTTGCTACGCTGGGCATCACCTCGGCCGCGGCGCTGGGGCCCATTGGTATTGCGGCGGTAGCCATCGCCGCGGGCGCGGCCCTCATCATCGACCACTGGGACGACTTGACGGCCTACT